TTTGATAACTTCTGACTGTTTGAAAGCCTAGACATGTAAACCCTTTGTTTTGTCTAATTGTCTACCACTTATTAATCGTGGGCAACGGTACGAACATTTTAGGCTTCATTGTGCTAGACCTTCGCACGGCTTCGCAAGCATATCTGAGCGCGTCAATGACGTGATTCTTCTTATCCTCAAGCACTGGCATGATCTTGCCGGTTAGAGGATCTGTCTTGTAACTGTAGAGTGTCAGCTCATCGATTGTGTGAATGCACCTTGGATGTACAACGATGTCGTAGTTCTTCAGAAACTCAATGCCTTCCTCGACAGATCTAGGCCCTTTTACTGCCGTCATGATCTTCGGGAAGCCGTTGCGCTTCATGTGACTGATCGTTTCGGGCCTGGCAGAGTCAGCAACTATGGGCCACTTTTCTGACTCCGGCACCGTCATAAACAGTTCAGGAGTGTTCACAATCTCGCAGCCCACCATGTAGGCTTCGTAATCAATGTACAGCGTGCGGCCGATGATGTGGCATCGAACCAGTGTCGTTGGATCGACGGCAAATCCCCAATCAGCGCCGAGTCGGTGGATGGCGTCGGGTGGTGCATCGAACTCTTCGACTTTCCAATTCTTAAAGACGCGGGTATTGCTGTTTGTGAGATAACTACCCATCCAAACATGCTGATACTTGTCAACGTCTCGGCGCTTGTCGTACTCCATTTCGTCGCGCAGCACGTCTGGAAACCAAGGGTTTTCGGTAAAGTTAACCCTCAGAACCTTTGAATCTTTGGGCGGAGTTGGCCCGCGCAGAAGGTGATCTACCGGGTCGGAGTGTTGCCGTGGGTTCCAAGTGAACCACAATTCGCTGTTTGGCTTGCGGATCGTTGGCCGCAGCAAGTCAAGACTGGTCTGGCTCAATGACTGGGCTTCCTCTACCCAAGCACAATCGTAGCCCTCAAGCGATTTAATTGAGTCGGCCGTGTGATTCTGCATGCCCTGGAAGATGATCGCCCCATCGCCCTTCTTAGACTTAATGACAGCTTCTTGCACCTCGAAGTAAGCCCCTGCATTCATATCCTGAATCTTTGTCTCAAGCAGCCGCTTTACAGACTGAGAGAGCGACTTTTGCACTTCTCGCACGCATACGCTGCGTCGCCTCTGATCAAGAATGTGGGACTCAACCATCAGCTCGGCAAACATGTGAGATTTGCCTGAGCCTCGACCGCCCCAAGCACCTTTGTATCGACTTGGCTCAAGCAGTGGCAGCGCCCACTCTGGGGTTTGGAGCTGAAGCGTTTTAGCCATTCTTGACGATGACGCGCTCAATGCGCGTGACAAGCGGGTTTTCTGCATCCCCAGAAAGCTCCAGCTTGTCGCCGTACTTCTTGGGGGCCAACTTAGACAGCAGCCATTTTCGGCTATCAACTTGCAGCTTGTGTTTCTGCACTGCCGCCCAGTCTTTCTTCCCATCAACAGCCATCCCTACGTCTTGATCGCTGATCTCCATGATCTCTGTTGCGATACGCTCGATCAGGTCTTCTCTCGCGCGTGCGTAATTCTCTGCAAGCTGCGAATCCTCGTCAACCCATCGACAAAAAGTACTTTGAGGAACTCCGGCAACTTTGCACGCTTTAAACGCACTCAATCCGCCGCGCATTTCATGAAGCACTATTTTAGAAATGCGCTCTTTATCCGCTTTGCTGTATTTTTCGCTCATTTGATGTAGACGATTGTTTGTTGAACCTATCGTATCATTTTAGGAACAATGCTCAAAAAAAGATGGCGTTTAAGTGTTTCTACCTACACACAAGCGTAAAAGAATCGTTTACATTTACATCACTGCGGAACACGAATCAACGGACCTCGCAGCAACCAACCAAGGAAACGATCATGAATGTTCAAATCATCAGCTCGAGCAAAAGCGACGGTTACACCTTCTTTTCTCTAGCGTGCGGGAAGATGGCTGCGGATATCACTGTCGGCCCGAGCCGCGTCAGCGTCGTGAACAAAAACGCCTGCCACAGAGCGTGGGGTGGAATGGGTCGCAGCTTCGACAGTTTCGACGCCGCTCTGAGCGCTTACAAGTCATCAGCAATGAAAACGATGATTGAAGCCGCAAAGAACTTTATCTAACCACCCAGGGGCTTCGGCCCCAGCAAAGGAACATCATGAACTACACCACACACCCCACTTACATCAGCCTCATTTGCCCAGGCGATACCATCGAAGTTAACGGCACTTTTCACACTGTCGGCCGGGACGACCTTAAGAGTGGTTTCATGGGCCTGACGTTGCGCGGAGATAGTTATCGCTGCGGCACTGTGCCTGTTCTTCGTGTAGTGATTGAACGTGCATGGGTGGCAGCATGAAGAACCCAAACGAATTCTGGTCAGAAGTAGCTTTCGCTCTTATCCTCGGCTCCGTAGCGGGCTACGTGTTTGCTCAATACTTCTGAGGTGCCAACATGCCCCAAACCATCCTGTCTCACCTACTTTGCTTGATGAACAACCACAGCGCCCCATTCAAGGTAGCCGCGCTCTTGACTGCCAGGCAGTTCAGCGTGCCCCAGGTCTATGTTGAGCAACTCTTTCACAGGGGTCTGTGATGTGCCCACTATGCAAAGGCCCCTCAAAAGTGCTTGAGACCCGCGAATGCAAGAAGCAGGGCGGCAAGCGTAGACGCCTTCGCTGCAAGACCTGTCTCTATCGTTTCACCCTCATTAACGATGCCTATAAGGGAAAATCATGATCAAGTCAATACTGTATGTCGTTCTTTCGCTACCGTTCTTTGCTCAAGCCGACGAGTGGACCGGTCGCGATAAGACCCTCCACTTCCTCGGCGGCGCAGCGGTCGGGGCCGCCGTGACTATGTACACAGACAAGCCAATGTACGGAATAGCCGCAGGAGCCGCTGTAGGGCTCGCCAAGGAGCTCTACGACACTCAGCATAGGTCTACCCACACACCAAGCGCCAAAGACCTCGTGGTGACCGTTTTAGGGGCTGCGGCTGGCTCCTATGCCTCGTGGTTAATCATTAGAAAAGACTTCGTAGGAGTTCAGACTACTTTTTAAATAGATACACCCTTACAGACTATTTTTGTAGACGCATAAAGAATGCAGACCAAAGGAGCCTTTATGAACATTGATCCCACCATCGCATGCATCTTAGCTCTCGGTCTGTCTTTCATAATCTTTAGCGATTACGATGATTAACAATAATCAATTTAAACCAAAGGCCCTCACGGGCCTTTTTTTACGTCTGACGTTTTCCCACCGGAATTATTCTTCATCTCCAATTTCAACAATATCAATAAGAGTTGGTATCTTCAAAACACATAAGCCCTCAGGCAGCTCAGGATGCCTGCCCACACCCCCCACAACTTTTGTCACTGACTCTTCAAGACCATCACTCATGTTAGTGCTCCCTAACTTAGTAAATTAATCGGTAACGAACCGTCCTACAAAAAGTGGGAACTAAGGGAACTACCTAAAGGTAGTAGTTCCCGTTTGTTCCCAACTTTGTTGATTTTGTCACATTTGGGAACTAGGGAACAGTTCCCTAAAAGTTCCCTTTTGTTCCCTTACTTTCTTGATGCCAAAAGCATCATAGAGCTTGCTTGAACCGCGTCCACCACGATCCATCCATGCTCACAATGAACAATGATGTTGCCCAAAAGAAGATCAGAAATTGGCTTCCCTTTGGCAGACGGCTTGGTATATACAACTGCCGATGCCTCACTCAGTTCCATATTATCAATGAGGTATTGAATAAGCCCTGACTTACTCAAATATGGTTTGCCGCCTCTTTCCTCCGCACCAGTTGCTGCCCAAGCATTCTCGAATAACTTCCTGTGCTTGCCGAGTTTGTTATTATCTTTCTTGCCTTCATTAACTGAAGCGCTTACAACATCAATGATTGCGCTGGTGATGGGCTGTCCATCTTCGTCCATCCACCCTGGGATCTCAACCTGGCGCAGTTCGGCGTGCACAGGTTCTGCCTGTTCGGCATCCTTGCTTTTGCGCTGCACGATCTGCATAGGCTGATCGTCTTTTGCTGGGACGATGCTGATTTCAATGTCTAACGCACCACGCCATGCAGAGCTGCCTCGGGCCCTGTGCTGAGCTTCGTCTGAGACGCCCGTGTGATGAACGAGGATGACAGTACAGTCAAACTCGCGCATGAGGTTGGCGCAGGCGTCTAGCATCGTTTTAGCATCCTGGGCGCTGTTCTCGTCGCCAAGAAGGAACCGATGCAAGGTGTCAATGACGATCACGTTGGGTGTGATCTGGATTGACTTGATTGAATCGGCTACTTTTCTGTAACCCTCGGTCGTATTCAAGTCGCAGCCTGCCTTGCTTAGCCACATTTGTAACGAGCCTGCATTGTGGTGGTGCTTCCAGGCTGCTATGCGACTGCGCAGGCCGTGGTGGCCTTCGCCTGCTAAGTACACCACTTTGCCGGGTTTGACCTTTTGAGCTGCCCATTCGGTGGTGCCGCTGGCTATGCGCAGGCACCAGTCCAGAACAACGAATGTTTTTCCGCCGCCGCTGGGGCCGTGGACCATCACTAAAGCTTGATCCTGGATCCAACGCTTGACTAGCCACTTGATGGGGGCAGGCTGGAGGCAATAGTCATCTGCTTGGACTAGCCAATTTTCAATTGGCGGATTCAGCAATAAGCCAAGGTTGTGACCAGCTTGCGCGTAGTCGTTCGCATCGCCTGGGGTGGGAATCAGGATCATTCGTGACCCATACTTTGCACTGGCCTGCTCTGCGTATTTCTGACCAATTCCGCTTTGGTCGTTATCGGCCACAACTACCAGCTCTTGTCGAGGCATCTGTTCACGGAGTGAGCCTGTTGTAGGAACTAAGTTGCTTGCTGAGTACGCAACGATGCAAGGGCGATTCGTGACTTGGTGGATTGTGGCTGCTGTGGCGAAGCCTTCTGCTATGTAGAGCACTCCTGGCTGATCTAACGTGCCCAACATCCAGTACATACCACCCGTCTGGCCACCTGAGTGATAAAGCTTGCCACCAGACTCGTCAATATATTGGAGGCTTGATAGCTCGCCGTCGGGGCTAAAGAGAGGCAACATCAGCCGCCCGTCACCCGTGACACGGGCTCCGTGTGGCTCTACACCTTTACGTTTTAAGTAGGGATGCTCGGCGCTAGCCGCTACGCCATTTGACCAGATTGTTTCTACAGTGCTAGCGGCTACTGATCTATCACGCTCAATTTCTGCATCGCGTTGTTTCTTTGCTGCCGCAACGCGAGCAACGTGGGCCATTTCCTCTAAGTGAGTCCACTTGCGGCCTACATCTGCTTTGACTGTCTGCGTAATGTCTTGCCGCCAGCACCCGAAAGTCAGGCATGGAATGCCGTCCAGGTGGCCCACATACCAGCCGG